AAAAACGCGTTGAGAAAGCGCTGGTTGTGGATGATAGCTTCCATCTTCTCGGCATGATCACCGTTAAAGATTTCCAGAAAGCGGAGCGTAAACCAAACGCCTGTAAAGATGAGCAGGGTCGCCTGCGCGTCGGTGCGGCGGTGGGGGCGGGTGCCGGTAACGAAGAGCGCGTGGATGCGCTGGTTGCCGCGGGCGTAGATATTCTGCTGATCGACTCCTCTCACGGCCACTCTGAAGGCGTATTGCAGCGTATCCGCGATACCCGTGCGAAATATCCTGACCTGCAAATCATCGGCGGCAACGTGGCGACCGGCGCGGGCGCACGTGCGCTGGCGGAAGCCGGCTGCAGCGCGGTGAAAGTAGGGATCGGCCCTGGCTCCATCTGTACGACTCGTATCGTGACCGGCGTGGGCGTTCCGCAGATCACCGCCGTTTCCGACGCGGTTGAAGCGCTGGAAGGCACCGGTATCCCGGTTATCGCCGACGGCGGTATTCGTTTCTCCGGCGATATCGCGAAAGCGATTGCCGCAGGCGCAGCCGCCGTCATGGTTGGTTCGATGCTGGCCGGTACCGAAGAGTCTCCGGGCGAAATCGAACTCTATCAGGGCCGTTCGTACAAATCTTACCGCGGTATGGGTTCCCTTGGCGCGATGTCTAAAGGTTCCTCCGATCGCTACTTCCAGACCGATAACGCCGCCGACAAACTGGTACCGGAAGGTATCGAAGGCCGCGTCGCCTATAAAGGCCGCCTGAAAGAGATCATTCACCAGCAGATGGGCGGCCTGCGCTCCTGTATGGGCCTGACCGGTTGTGGTACCATCGACACCCTGCGGACCAAAGCGGAATTCGTGCGCATCAGCGGCGCGGGTATCCAGGAGAGCCACGTTCACGACGTGACTATCACCAAGGAATCCCCGAACTACCGCATGGGCTCCTGATTTTCATCGCCCGGCCACGCGCCGGGCGATTTATTTAACCTGTATCACTTGCCTCGGAATTATCGTCAATGACGGATAACATTCATAAACATCGTATTCTTATCCTGGACTTCGGTTCTCAGTACACCCAGCTGGTTGCGCGTCGCGTTCGTGAATTAGGTGTCTACTGTGAACTGTGGGCATGGGACGTGACTGAAGCTCAAATTCGTGAGTTTAATCCTAACGGCATTATTCTTTCCGGCGGCCCGGAAAGCACCACCGAAGATAACAGCCCGCGCGCGCCGCAGTATGTCTTTGAAGCCGGCGTGCCGGTATTCGGCGTATGCTACGGCATGCAGACCATGGCGATGCAGCTGGGCGGCCACGTTGAAGCCTCTAATGAACGTGAGTTTGGCTATGCGCAGGTTGAAGTGCAGACCGATAGCGCCCTGATTCACGGTATCGAAGATGCGCTGAGCGCGGATGGTAAGCCGATGCTGGACGTCTGGATGAGCCACGGCGACAAAGTCACCGCCATCCCGTCTGACTTCGTCACCGTTGCCAGCACCGAAACCTGCCCGTTCGCCATTATGGCTAACGAAGAGAAGCGCTTCTACGGCGTACAGTTCCACCCGGAAGTCACCCATACCCGTCAGGGTCTGCGCATGCTGGAGCGTTTCGTACGCGATATCTGCCAGTGTGAAGCGCTGTGGACCCCGGCCAAAATTATCGACGATGCCATCGAGCGCATTCGTCAGCAGGTTGGCGACGATAAAGTGATCCTCGGCCTGTCCGGCGGCGTGGATTCCTCCGTCACCGCCATGCTGCTGCACCGCGCCATCGGTAAAAACCTGACCTGCGTCTTTGTGGATAACGGTCTGCTGCGTCTGAATGAAGCCCAGCAGGTTATGGATATGTTTGGCGATCGCTTCGGCCTGAACATCGTTCACGTCGAAGGCGAGGCGCGTTTCCTGGCTGCGCTGGCGGGCGAAAACGATCCGGAAGCGAAGCGTAAAATCATCGGCCGCGTGTTCGTTGAAGTGTTTGACGAAGAAGCGCTGAAGCTGGAAGACGTGAAATGGCTGGCGCAAGGGACCATCTACCCTGACGTCATCGAGTCCGCGGCTTCCGCAACCGGTAAAGCGCACGTCATCAAATCTCACCACAACGTGGGCGGCCTGCCGAAAGAGATGAAGATGGGCCTCGTTGAACCGCTGCGCGAGCTGTTCAAAGATGAAGTGCGTAAGATTGGCCTCGAACTGGGTCTGCCGTACGATATGCTGTACCGCCACCCGTTCCCAGGGCCGGGTCTGGGTGTGCGCGTGCTGGGCGAAGTGAAGAAAGAGTACTGCGACCTGCTGCGCCGCGCGGATGCAATCTTTATTGAAGAGCTGCACAAAGCCGACCTGTACAACAAAGTGAGCCAGGCGTTCACCGTGTTCCTGCCGGTGCGTTCCGTCGGCGTCATGGGCGATGGTCGTAAGTACGACTGGGTCGTTTCCCTGCGTGCGGTTGAAACCATCGACTTTATGACCGCTCACTGGGCGCACCTGCCGTACGATTTCCTCGGCCGCGTGTCCAACCGCATCATCAATGAAGTCAACGGTATTTCCCGCGTGGTGTATGACATCAGCGGTAAGCCGCCGGCGACCATTGAGTGGGAATGATTAACAGCTACTTTATTGCTAATCATATCTACTCATTCTGAAATTCAACCCTCTGTTTTTACAGGGGGTTTTTCTTTATATCACTTCAATTCTATTCACTCTATCTCACTTTTTTTGACGGTATTCATGACGGTATTACCTTAAAGGTATATTCTCATGCCGTCAGATTAATGGATGCTATACGGGTGAAACGTGCTTACCGATACCAAATTAAAAAACCTCAAGCCTCAGGCCAAACTCTACAAAGTTTCAGACCGCGACGGGCTGTATGTTGCTGTGCTCACGTCCGGCAGTGTCTCGTTCCGGTATGACTACCGAATCAACGGCCGCCGGGAAACGCTGGTTATTGGTCAGTATGGGCGTGACGGTATCACGCTCGCTCAAGCAAGGGATGAACTGATAGCCGCTAAAAAGCTTCTCAATGCAGGACAGTCACCAGCTGCGGCGAAGCGTGACGGTATCAAACGGATCCGCGGCGCCGAAACATTCGCGGTACATACCGACGCCTACATGAAACATGTAGTCCTTGCTGAAAGCACCAGGGAAATGAAGCAGGCGGTTATTGACAGGGATATCCTCCCGACGCTGGGGAATAAGTTGATGTCTGAAATCACTACGCCTATGGTGCGCGACCTCTGCGATCGGATAGTCGAGCGCGGCGGACGTGCTACGGCGGTGCAGGCGCGCGAAATAATCAGCAGCGTGTACCGCTACGCCAATGACCGCGGGCATGGGTTATTCAATCCTGCCGCAGATATCAAACCTTCGGCGATCGCCATGTTTAAACCGCGAGACCGTTGCCTGCAGCCGGAAGAAATAGGCGTTCTGTTCAGGGCGCTGGATACCGTTAGCACGTTGCCGACTTTAAAACTGGCGGTAAAGCTAATCCTGATCACTATGGTGCGCAAAACAGAGTTCATCATGGCGACGTGGAAAGAAGTGGATTTCAGCAAAGGCACCTGGACGATACCCTCTGACAGAATGAAAGGCAGCCGGTCACACGTTATTTACCTGCCGACACAGGCGCAGGATCTGATGGTAGGTCTGCAGATGTGCGCCGGTGGCAGTGACTATCTTCTGCCCGGGCGCTACAGCACCAGTAAGCCGTTATCGAATGCAGCTCTTAACTCCGTTATCGATCGCGCAGTAGCTGCTGCCGTAGATACTGGAGAGAACCTGCAACCTCTCACTGTGCACGACCTGCGTCGCACAGCGAGCACGCTTTTGCATGAAGCGGGATTCCCGTCAGACTGGATAGAGAAGGCGCTGGCGCATGAACAAAAAGGCGTGCGGGCGGTTTACAACAAGGCGGAGTATTCCCGCCAGCGCGCCTACATGCTGCAGCAGTGGGCAAATATGGTAGATGCATGGATAAACGGGGAGCATTACGACCTGGTGCCGTTCTCCCCGTCTGCATTTGAAAAGTGGATGAATGAACAATAGTCCGCCAGGAGGCGGCTCATTGTGTCGCCTTCGAAGAATTCTCAAAGAGTCCTCGCAGGAACTTAACCATCGCGTTTGCTGAATCCCGTTGCTCGCGATAGCGTTCGGCTTCTCGCTGCAGCCGGAGAATTTCCCCATTGCGCTGGTTGATAACAGCGCGCGCCTCTTCGAGCTGGCGGATCAGCGATGCCTCTTCCGAAATATTCATGCAGCCTCCGTTTTTACTACCGGCACGGCACAGCCTGGCAGAAGTTCAACCGCCGGCGCCGCACACTGATTTCCCCACACGTCGAAACCGTGAGACGACTGGCGCGCGAATAGCTCAATACGCGGAACATCGCCCAGCAGCTGCACCAGTTTCTCTCGGATAACGTCCGGCTTGCGCGAGTTCTCCAGGCGCGGCGCCGTGACGTGCTGGCAGATTGAAGCGTCCATTCGTTCCGGCAACTTGCCGCGCACCGCAAACAAGCAGTCTTCGCTGTTCGCCCGGGTCATGTGGCCCATGCCGATCGCGCTATTTCCTTTGTGCTTATTGATCTTGTGCTAGGTGAATCCCTTCATCGTCATGAGACGGAATCCCCAGGCCTCGACAACCTTCAGCGCCTCGACCGGTTGAGTCGGTACCCACCACATAGCCAGCAGACAATCGTCGGCGGCGAGCTCCCACACAGGCAGCCGGCAGATATCCATAACATTCATTACCGGGTACTTAAACCCGGCGCCGCGGTCACCGTCGGCTGCCTTATCGCGATATGCCCAAGGCGGATCCGCATAAATCAGGGTGTATTTACCGGTCATGCGGCCACCTTCTTACTGTTCATCAGCTCAGCAAGGCGCTGAGCCTTTAATGGGTTTTTGATAACGTCTCCGCTTGGGGCAATCCATCCCCGGCGATTGATGGAATAGGACAGCGTGGCACTTCCAACGGTGATACCGTCGTGCGGATTAGTCATAAACCACCCCGGCTGTAGCGCAGATCCCAGCATAGCCGCCACGACGCAGGCCATTACCTTTGCCGATGCACTGATCCCTTCGTACCGCAATGCGTGCGCGCTCAACCTCTCCGGTCGCGGCATCCATGCACTCAAGCCACAGGCGGGCGGCCAGGCGATACTGGCCTTTGTTTTCGCGCTCTATCGCTCTTTGTTCAAACGCAAGGGCTGCAGGTGTAACGGCGATGACCTTTGATGCTCTACGCTGCGGAGCGTACTGAGCGTGATATTTTTCAATACGGTTCATTTTATCCAGCCTTCTCGAAAGATTACCGCCAGCAGGAACAGCCAGGCGGATACGGCGGCCAGGTAGTAAAACCATCCTGACCACCTTTTCCAGTACTGCGCCAACGACATCACGCAGCGTTACCTACCGGGCGAAATACTCGCTGTTCAACCGGCGGCTTTTTTCCGCCAAACTCTACCGGGCTGGCAGCCATTCGCTCATCAAGCCACTTCTCAACTTCTTCCTGAGTCCATACGCAGCGCTTGTCAGTGATATACCAGCGCTTAGGGAACTGGCCGTTCTTCTCCAGGCGATCGATTGTGCTCATTGATAACGGCACCACCGCCAGCAGTTCCTTTTTGCCTAATGCACCTTTCATATTTCTTCTCCTGTTTCAGTGCGGCGCCACGGCGCCGCGGTGGTGTTATTCGAATTCTGGATGCATATCATTAAGCGTTGTCATAAAGCCCTGGTGGTATTCGTCACCTAGCTTCTCAGCCATGGCGTTGATCTCATCTTCGGCACGCTTAAACATCGCCTTGGCGTCCGCTGCGGATGAATCCAGGCTGTTCAGAATTGCGCTAACGTATTCCCGCGCTTCTTCGCGATCAGAGTCAGAAACGACTGTCAGGCTCGGCTGATCATCATCAACAACGGAATACTCGCCGGTGATAACTGCTGCGTTATCCTGGCTCAGGCCAGCTTCAGCGCGTTCATCCATCACAACAGCTTTTTGTAGTTCGATAGATACAGGCAGGTATTTGAACAGGCGGCGGATCACTGTCTTTTTCGCCATTTCGTCGAAGTGATCAACCCACGGACCGCTGCTGCCGGCTTTGCTCAGCGCACGTACTTTTTCAACGTCTGCCCGGCTCATAACCTCAAACTGGACACCGCCATCTTTCAGTCGCGCGACTGCGTAAACATGAGTCAGTTCTCCGCGGTCACCAGTTTCGCAGGGTGAGTGCACGAGAGTTTCATCCAGGCCATACGAGTAGCTGAATTTGTCGTTTGCATGGACGGTACGCGCTGAGATGCTCAGGATCTGCCCGGAGCGGCGGGCAAGGTCAATCATCCCGCGGTATCCGATAATTAGTTGCGCTTCTGTCGATACTGTTTCCCAGCGGCCATTAACTTTCTGGCGCTTGTCGAACGGTATCAGGTACGCGTGGCCAAGAGCGCCGCCCGGTTCCAGTCCAAGCTGAGCACATTGCATAATGGCCCCGAGGAAACTTGCCTGGTCACATGCTGCCAGTTTTGGAATCTTTCGGATCTCAGTGGTGGCGATGCGCGCCAGGCGATCAGCGGTCATGTGCTTTGGAAGAGCCAGCGCCATCTGAGCCTTAATTTTTGGATCTGCGAGAAGTCCAGCCAACGTGGTCGGTTTCTCGTTATGTTGCGCAACATGGTTTCCTGTTGCTGCTGCCTTAAGTGCATTGGTAGACATTTTTTCTCCTTACTTCATTCTGAAAACGCGTGATGTCGTTGCTGTTTTGAATTTTTCGAATAAGTCTGGGTGCGCAGCCTGAAATAACTGCTGGTCGAATCGGTTGCTAACCTGAGATTTCCATGTGCAGATAGGCTTACCGTCCAGCGTCAGGATTGAGTTCTCCTGCATGTAGAGCTTCAGCTTTTCTTCCGATACAGCGATCTCTTCTTCCAGTGACTTGAAACGTGATTTCATGTCGCGTAGGTCGTTGAAAAGCGCCAGGGCTTTTCCGTCTGCCTCAATGCTGGATCCGGCATCCTTCTCAAACATCAAAGAAATATCGCTTACGGTGGTGGCCTCAGGAGGGTTCAGGTTTTTCACCCGGTCCCAGAAAGCGACCTCTCTCTCCAGAATGGCCTGGATAGTTTCTTCGTCCCGCTCAACCCGATAGATACGGAAATCATCACCGCCAATCAGCACACCGAAGACGCATACCTGTTTATTGGTAACCATCAGCCCATGCATGGCCTGAGCCGTGTAATGAACAGGGATCGCATCTGTCTGAACTTCCCCCCACTCTTTAGCCTTGAATGGGCTAACCGTTTTTATCTCGATGTTCTCGCCGGTAGCCGCTTCTGCATCTATCTCTGCTGCGATAAAACCGTAATCGCGGTGGATATAACGGTTGCCACGATGAATGATTTCTAGGCCTGTCTCTTCAGAAAGAAGGTCAATTACGTATGGCTCCATGCGTTGGCCACGCGTGAAAACTTTTTGCTTTGAAGGATCTACTGGGTTGACGCGTGGCTGAACCTTATCCAGATAAACCTCAAGCGGAGTGCGCCACGGGCTAATCCCGAGAATACCGGCGACATCGCTGCCGCCGAGGTATTTGGTTCTGTCCATGATTCCGGCGTTCTGCATCATGCCGCTGTCCTCGCGCTGTCTATCTGGTCTGCAAGATCCCACTTGCCGACGATCCCCGTCAGTTCGCTGATGAATGCCGCCAGTGATTCTTCAAACTCAACGCTTTCAAGTGCAGCGTTAATGACGTCCTGGCGGACCCCGGCGCGGCGCAGATTGTCGAATGCCGGGAGCAGGTATTCAGTCTTAAGCGTTTCCTGAAGCTCTACCTGCCTGGCATGCAATACTTCGGCGATGCGATAGTCGCTGTCGAAACCGGCCATGATTTTTTGCAGATTGCGTTGCTGTTGAGTCGAGATCACTTGAACACCCCCATATCCATTTCCGTTTTTGCCGCCAGTTTGCTGACGAATGCCCAGCTGATAGCCTCCTGCAGCGTGCGAAACTTCCAGCTCATCAGCCCGCAAGCCGTGACGCAGTACCAGCCGTTAATGATTTGCCATTGCATACAAACCTCTCTATTACCGTTTGGTAATAATCAGGCGTATAAGAAAGCCACTGGTGGTGGTTTTCGGGTAATTAATACGAGTCCTGATTACCTTTAAGGTAATAATCCGATCAAAAAATGATTATGTCAATAGAGGTGATGAGAAAAATATTACCAAAATGGTAATTGCGAGGCGCGGTAAGAATCATGCCTCCGGATGGCGAGGAGTGATCAGCCGATCAGCTTTCTCTGTTCTGACTGAAAATGAAGTCAATGAACGCGGTGATCTTGTTCTTCTCTTCCTGCGGAAGTTTTTCGAAAGCCTGGTGGTCATACTCAATCATGCCGCGCGCGTCAGACGGCATAATCAGCTCGTAGGCTTCTCTTCCAAAGGCACGCGCTATGGCATGCAGTACGCCGATGCTGGTGCTGCCGTCGCAGTTCAGAATGCGGTTAACGGTGGCCTGGCCAATACCGGCAGCGTCAGAGACTTTTTTCTCAGAGTTCAGAGTCGGGTGCGAACCCATCCAGAGGCCGAGGGTGAAAGATGCCTGCTTTTCCACGCTCCATTCATCCGGGTTAAGGAGCCCGAGTTGCGCGGGTGCATCAGACATGTGATCGATGTCCAGCCAGAAACGTTCCTTCCTTGCGAAAGCCTCAATCTCGCGTGCGGCATTGCCGCCGATGTTTTTCGTACCCTTACACCACCTGTTAACCAGGTTCTGCGATTTCTTAATCCTTTCGGCGAATCTCAACTGCGTGTTATCGAAGTTCTGCCGGATTATTTCGTTGAGGTTATCACGTCGTATGTCGTAGATGCTTTTCATGTCTATTATGTTTTGCCTGCAATTATTACCTAACTGATTAAATTTAATAGAATATTACCATAAAGGTAAACTTACCAAAATGGTAATAATCATTGATTTATTCACCAGAAAGGTAATAATTTACCCATGAATAGACAGGCTGAGATAAGCAAACTATGAGCGAAGAAAATAAATTTAATTTCAAAAAGTGCTGGCTTGATTTGTCGCCCGCTGAGCGCGAGGCGTTTGCTGCGGAAGCCGGAACAACCAGCCATTACATCCAGACCCATCTCACCGGGCGCCGCAAGATGCCACGCAAGCGTTTGATGGATGGACTGTTTAAAGCGTGCAAGGCCCGCGAATGGACCCGGAATAAAAACGACCTCGTCCTCTACTTCTGCGACCTCTGATCTCCTTTCCTTCCCCCTGTGCCGCCACCCCCGGCGGCTCCTGACATCCCCTCTACACCTAAATGGTAATATTTATTCGAATACGGTTGATCTTTTTTCGCCTTGATGCAAAATTACCAAAGATAAATAACAAAGGGGTAAACCGATGAAGCGAATTACACAGCGCGAGGCGCTCGAACTCGGCCTGACCCGGTTCTATACCGGCAAAAAGTGCATCCATGGCCACGATAGCCAGCGCTACACAATCAGCGGCGAATGTGTCCAGTGCAACAACGACCGTGCGCGTCGTCAGCAGCAGTTACGCTCTGAGAAATTAAAGGCAGCCAGAAAGGCGCGGGAGGCAGCATGAAAGAACGCGGAATGATTTTTAACGCTGAGATGGTGCGGGCGCTGCTCGACGGCCGGAAGACGCAGACGCGGAGGCCGATCAAATGGAAAAAGACACGGTTCACTGAAATTGGTGAGCGTGAAGATGGTAGCAATTGGCCATGGAGTGAAGACGCAGAGCATGCTTGCGATTTCTGGCACCCATGCCCGTTTGGCGCCGTTGGTGACCGCATCTGGGTGCGCGAGACGTGGGCGCGCTACAACATCGACCAGAACAGCTACGACATAGCGTACCGCGCCACAACTCCAGCAGACTGGCCAGAAGAAGGCCGCTGGCGTCCCAGCATCCACATGCCGCGCTGGGCCAGCCGTATCACCTTGGAGATTACTAACGTTGGAGTACAGCGCCTCCAATCAATCAGCCCGAACGATGCCGCGCGTGAAGGGCTAGTTAAATTACCTGCCACTGGCCGGTATTGCATAAATCAGGGGGATCAATATTTCGGCGGTGCAAGCCATGATGCGCGCGAAGTATTTTCTTGGCTTTGGGAGTCAATCTATGGCGCTGATAGTTGGAAGGCTAACCCCTGGGTTTGGGTTATCGAGTTCAAGGTAGTCAATTGCGGAGGTGATTGATGGCCAGTAGCTGGATAAAGGTTGAGGTAATCACGCCAGATAAACCGGAGATTTTCCAGATAGCAGAAATCCTGAATATAGACCCCGACGCGGTACTCGGTAAGCTCGTTCGCATATGGGCATGGGCAGATCAACAGACCGTTGACGGTAACGCTGGCAGCGTTACAAAAGGAGTGCTCGACCGTATCGCTTTTATTACAGGATTCGCTGACGCACTGATCGCCGTTGGTTGGCTCGCCTACGACGGTAATAAGCTTGTATTGCCAAACTTTGAGCGTCATAACGGAGAAAGCTCTAAAAAACGGGCACTTACAAACAGAAGGGTTGCGGCTCACCGTAAAAATGAAACGCAAAAAGTAACGCAGTCAGCGTTACAAAAAGCGTTACCAGAGGAAGAGGAAGAGGAAGAGGAAGAAGTAAAAGATAAAAACCCCCCTAACCCCCCAAGGGGAAGGGAGCCTAAAAAATCATATCCGTATCCTGAACAGCTCAATGCTGAAGCCTGGGAAGAGTGGAAAGCCTACAGGTCAGAAATGCGGTTTAAATCCTACGCGCCAACTGAACGGAGCGAGGGTTCGGCAATAACCAATCTGATTAACCTGTCTGGTGGTGATCATCAGGTTCAGATGCTGATTGTCCAGCAGAGTATGGCTAACGGGTGGAAGGGGCTTTTTGAGCTGAAGCAGAAGAGTTCCCGTAGCGAGGAAGGCAACGAACCGCACTGGAACAGTCCAAAGGCATGGGAGGAGTTCCTGTGAATAACGTATTTACCGCAATCAACAACCGCGACGGGGCAGCGCTGTCCAGAATGGCAGGATCAGACCAGCAGCATTCAGGTGATAGCGTGGTGAATATCACAGCCGAACGCCTTGTCGATGCCCTGTTTAAGCAGCTCAAGCAGCTATTCCCGGCAGCAGAACAGACCAACCTGAAGACACCAGCGCAGGAGACCTCCGCAAAGCAGCAGTGGATTGCCGCATTCGCTGAGGGAGGGGTACGCACCAGAGAGCAGGTATCGGCAGGGATGCGCCACGCCCGCGCCAGCGCTTCCCCGTTCTGGCCATCGCCAGGACAGTTCATCAAGTGGTGCAAAGACAGCAAGATGGTGCTGGGTATCAGTATCGATGATGTGATGGGAGAATTTCACCGCTACTCCCGTGAGAAGAGTTTGCAGCCTGGCGGCCCTGAGCGGTTCCCGTGGCGTCACCCGGTTATGTACTGGATTGTGTGCGATACCCGGCGGGCTATGTATCAGCGTCAGCTGAGTGAGGCAGAAGTCGAAAAGCACGCGCGAAAGCTTCTCGATGAATGGGCTGAAAAAGTAGCATCAGGGCAGCAGATACCCGATCCGGTACTGAGCATACAGGAGAAGCCGGAACCGATAAGCACACCACCTGACACCGGCGGTAATGCCTACCATCCACCCGGGCGAAGTTTTGGATGTATGCCTAACGCAGCGACGCTTGGAGGCATAACCCCGGCCCAGTGGCTGATGGAGGAATACCGGCGAGGGAAGGCAGCAGGACTGGTAAGGTAATCAACAGCGCAGTAGCGCATTTTTTTACACTCATAGAATTACCAAAATGGTAATAAAATATGCGCAAGACTATTGATATCGATCTGAATATAGATTTATATTACCAATAAGGTAAACGTCATGAAGAAATCATTGCAGGCGCTCGGGAGGCTTAAGGCCGGGCAGATGAATAAAACCGAGACGGCTTACTGCCAGCACCTCGAACTGCGCAAGCGCTACGGGGAAATCGCCTGGTACCGGTTTGAAGGAATCAAGCTGCGGCTGGCTGATAACACGTTCTACACGCCGGACTTCGCAGTGATGCTGGCGAATGGACAGATGGAATTGCACGAAGTGAAGGGGGGGTACTGGACCGATGACGCCAGGGTGAAAACCAAAGTCGCAGCAGACCAGTATCCATTCCGGATCATCGGGGTAACGAAGCTGCCGGCCAAAGCGGGCGGCGGGTGGAAGGTCGAAGAGTTCTGAATCGACGATCCTGATAGATATCAAATGAATCAACAAGTTAAACGGGTAAGCGGGGGTAAGTATGGACTTTGAGCATTGCAGTCGTAGCACGCTGTTCTGGTTTGCGGCACTGGTTAATGTTGCCGGGTGGGTTGCAGTAGTCGCTGTGACCTGGGGCGTATGCATGATGATCGAATGGGTGACGGCATGAACATCGAAACAGTAAACGAGCTCATTCAGTCGCTGGAGAGTGCGGGCGAGCTGTCGATCAAAGAGACAAAGGTTATGGCGCTGGCGAAAGCTTTCCAGCAGCTGGCTGCGGAGAACGTGGCGCTTAAGGCTGCAATTAGTGCAGTACACAGGACAGCGGAAGAGTGTGAGCTTAACGGCGACGAATTGAAATACGTTGTCGAGCCGTCAGAGTTTGAAGCGTTAACTGATTTGCTGGACGAAACCCCCGCCACCGATCGCATCGTAGCCGGGATTAAGGCTGATGGTCGCATTGAAGGCATCAACTTTGCAGCCGGCCGCCTTGCCCCCGCTTTCAACCACGGATTCGTTGATAAGCCAATGGCAGAAGTTTTTGACGTGGTGCGCATGATTCTGACCGCAAAAGAGGATTTAGCGAACGACCCAGCAGAAGATGGCCTGTCAGGTGAATATGCAGAAAAATCACTGGCTGAGTGGGGGTTTGAGCTGCGCGAGGGGGCTGACAAATGAGCAAAATCTCTCATTACCCAGCAGTAAAGCAAATTTATTTCTACACAACTGAAGCAAGCCCAGAATTTATTCGGGAGCGTAGGGTTTACCTGGAAAATTACCTGCTGCCAACCTGGAAAAGTCGCCTTAGTGAAATTAAATCCTGGAAAGAACATACCGATCTGGATATGGAGTTGCTTTCTGCGTACCAGTGCGGCGTTGAGTTTTTGAGTGAGGCATTGAAAGAGGAACATGCACAATGAAATTTTCTAAATTCACTGACCTGGTGACTCGTATCTGGTCTAACTCACTAACGCAACGCCGCGACCCAGAGACTAGGATCATCATCCATTCGCCAGGCAGCATCGGCGCAACTCCTTCCGTTGAGGTTGAGTCCATTCAGGTTGGCTTCGACTGGGACGCCGGTCAGGTTCTGATTTACCCGTCGCAGCCACTTACAACTCTGACACCTGAACAGGTTGCAGATATCACCGCCAGTGCGCGCAAAGGCCAGTCCTGGCATGCCTTTGAAGCGTATAAAAAACACAAAGCCCAGCTAGATAACGCCGCGATTGAATATGCGAAAGTCGCCGGGCAGCGCGACGACCTTCTGGAGGCACTGGTTTCTCTTGCTGCTGTCGCTCGCCGCTATCTTCCTGACTATGACGAGCACTCAGAGGTACAGAAGGCGGACGCCGCCATCGCCAGCGCAAAAGGCGGTGCAGCATGAATACCACCGAACTGGCGCAGAGCCACGAATTGCTGATTGCAAACGGGCAGCAGACAGCCTACCTGCTACGCCACCTGGCGGACAATGAAATCGACTCTGACTATTTCGCTGTTGTCTCTGAATGCGAAAGCTACGGGCAAGAAACTGACGCAGAGCTATCTATCACGGAGTTTGCTCTACGTGCCGCTGGCTACGTTGACGAGCTGGTAGAGGCGCTGGAGAAGACGCCACAAGCGCCGATTATGCCATTAGGACTTCACCCGGATACGCAGAAGCTGGTTACCGATTTCTGTACTGCCCTAGCAGAGAAGCTGTACAAGGCCCAATTAAAATACGGCTACGACACAGACTGGAAACAGGATGGGTGGCCAAGTCAATGCCTGGCGCACTTTCACCAGCATATCGCCAAAGGTGACCCGCGCGACGTTGCCGCTTATTGCGCCTTCATGTGGTGGCACGGCTGGAGCACTAAGCCTGCTGAAGGCCTGGAATCCCGCACCGTCACTGTGAAGTTGCCGGACTATAGGAATACTTACAAATCCCCATTCGCTGATGAAGTTGAGCATCAAGTGCGATTAGCGCTTGAGTTGTTCTCGTCTGCCGCTGGCATCAAGGTGGAGGATGAGTAGATGGCGAACTCATTACTTGAGGCCTGCAATAACTGGCAGATTCAACGTGCTGAAATACTGGCCCGCAACCCTGACATGACCATGACAATTCAGAAGCTGGACATGATGGTTGAGTATGCCGTGCGGTCGGCAATGGATATCGCCCACCGCGTTGACTGGGATTTTCGGGAAGCTGAACGCCTGGCGAAGCAGGTGCCCGGGGAGGCTGAGTGATGGCACTGACCAAAAAACAGCGCGCAGAACTGCGCATGAAGTTTGGCGGGCGTTGCGCTTACTGTGGCTGTGAACTTGGCGATAAATGGCACGCTGACCACGTCGAAGCGGTGCGAAGAAATATCAGTAACGGCTACGCAATGGACAGGCCAGAAAACGATACGGTCAACAACATGGTTCCGGCATGCATTCCCTGCAACCTGTTCAAAATGTGCAGCACCGTTGAGGATTTTCGCAAGCGTGTTGCTACCCAGGTCGACGTGACTCGCCGGGCATCGAGAAGCTACCGCACAGCTGAATCATTCGGCCTGGTTCAACCAACTAACGCGCCGGTAGTGTTCTGGTTCGAAAAATATCAGGCAGAAGGAGCTAACCAATGACCAGCAAATTAACCAAAAAAGAATCGGCCTGGTTCGATGAAGTTAACGCAGTGCTGGCGCGCTGCCCGTCGCCGGAAAAATTCGGCTTCTACACTATCGGCGATCCTAACGTGATGGTGTACGACAAGCGTAAAGAGAAAGAGATTGAGCGCAAGCTTGATGCGCGGTCATCTTCCGATTGGTGCGTAGCTGTACGAGATGCGGACGCTGAAATCGACGCCAACATTTACTTTCCTTCAGCTGTGTTGAGTGCGGCAGGATAAGGAGCCAACCAATGACCAAATCAACCATAACCAGAGAGCGCCTGCAGGAAATCGCTGAAGATGGATTCCTGAAGCATGGCGAAAGCAAAGAGTTGGCCCGCATCGCGCTGGCCGCAATGGACAGCGAGCCGGTGGCGTGGATTGTTCACGCTCGCACTGGTGACCAATTAACCACCGATGGCGGCTATGTCGCCAATGCTGAGGGGATATTAGGCCTACATTCTACGCCGCTCTATCGCCACGCGCAGCCAGTTCGGGTAGTGCCGGATAGTCTAATCGCCGCAGTAAATCGTCTGCTCGATAGCGACGGAAGCCGTGGTTGTTATAGCGCAATCCAATGCGGTGACGCCCACGATGAAATAGAGCGCATGCTCGCAGCCGCCCCGCAGCTTCCCGGTAGTGAACCCGCTACCGTGCCGGGTAAATGGATTCCGGTCAGCGAGCGGATGCCTGAAGATGATGACTTTGTCTATATCTGGCCTCGCCCTGACTTTGGAGTTGAGCTTCACGTCGGTCAGTACTGCGAATGCAGCCCTAAAGGTGATGGCTGGTATGCTCAGGTTTATGAGCAAAACTATGGCATTGAGTGGCACCCAATTACTGTAACCCACTGGATGCCGCTGCCGGCCGGGCCAAAGGAGGTGAAAGGTGAGTAACATACGCGATGAAATCAGAACCTTCGACCTTGACCGGTTACGCTCTCTTCGTGAGTTCGTGGGCGACCTTATAGCCAGAAAAGAAGAAGTGAAGTGGTTTACTGAATTTGGCCACCTGAACAGAGGTGATATGCTCACCTCAGAACAACACAGGTGTCATAAT